AGATACTGTCGAAGCTGGCCCCCTTACACGCTTTTTAGAGGCTATGTCATTTAGCATAGCTGATGGTGTAGGTGAGCAAGCTGAGTTAAACACGCTATATGACATAGGTAAATGCCCTCAGGAATTCTTGGAACTTCTAGGTGAGTTAATTGGGTGGAAGTTTATCGGTTCTGATTTTGATAAGTGGAGAGTTCAGTTACGCAATGCGGTTAAGCTCTACAAGATGAAAGGAACCAAGAGAGCAGTCCAATACTTAATGGACACTATGTTCTCGACGGGAGTGTTTAACGTAACCACTAGCGACACTCTCAGCGAGTTGTGGGAATCCTATGTCCCAGACCTAATCTACTACTCTCTCGCCACTAGTTCAGCAGCGTTTAAAGACTTAAATACTTATACACCAGAGTTAGCATTACAGTTTGGGGTCAACGACTATGATCCCACTAGTATGCACAGAAATATTCAATTCTTAGTTGATAAGATCCTCTTTGATTTAGTAAGAGAGTTTCCTGATAGCTTCTTACTTGGAGGAAAACCTTTCCCTGTTCCGCAGTTAATGTTAAACGGAACTCCATACACTGGGGCATACCATATTGTTCCAAACAATACTCCCCCTGTTCGCGGTCAGGTTAATTTTCCTAAATTCTTTACAGGGTCTCGGCCCGATACGGAGTCTGAGTTACTTACCTTAGACGTAAATGAAAACTTCTTGTTTAACTATAGAGGAAGAGTATACCTTGTTCCTCCGTATGAAAAACGACAATATTACGCTAATACGCAGGTTCATCTTGACATGATCGAAAGGATTGAATACTACCTAAGATGTTATGGCGTAGATAAGAATTTTGCTAAATCTATCAAAGATTATTTAGTTACTAATACAGCCGAGTCATTAGACGCAAAAAAGATAATTAACAGCTTTATACTCTATACTCCTGAAAAAACTTATCCGCCTAACTACGCTGAAATATTGAGGGATGCCACTAAGGAAAAAACTCCCGATCCTGTGAGCTTACTGAGCATGTGGAACGGAAAGTCTTCTCACTTCCTTATGTCTTTTGATGCCAGCACGTTTGATTGGGATTCTCAGAAGCTTAATTCTACATCTAAGTATGGCCTCACTAAAGTTCTTAAGGTAATTGATCAAGTAGTCCCCGCTCACGCTATCCCAGAGGTTCTCCTTACTGTTTCTTCTGTTGCTGACGGGATGGATGCACTGGTAGACAATGATTGTAGAGAGTGGAAGCCCAATTTCAATAGTTTCTTTGAAGGGTCCAGTACGGTTACCACAGGGTTTGGAACATGTGCAGTCGATATGATCGCATTAGCTGATGCGAACGGTATTCCCCAACATGGCTTTAAACGATCACAAGTAGACAACATTAATGATGTGTTGCTCTCAGGAACAACGTACACTTCGGTTAAAAGGAACTCATTACGAAGAAGAAACTTTAGAAACCTTCTTCCTGAAAATGAAATGTTTACGAGGATTGGGCACAATAATCCCGGAAGTTTACAACTTTCCACAGCGTACTACACTTCTAATACAGGGTTTATTCCTTTAGGGTTTATCCCCTCTGCTACGGCGTTCAAGGAAGTGGCTACGAGACCCAATAACTATGAGTATGGGATAGGAACCTTATTAGATACCTCTAATCTAGATCCCGTGTGGGACATCTGCCAGAACTTAACTTCCCCTAGCTCCGTTTTTGGTTATAATGTAAGCAATACATTTGCTTCTAGAGCGAAGCAGTCACTAGCTAGTTCAGCTTGTAGCACCTATGGTAGGCGTGGACAACTAAATGAGATACTATACGTCATGAATAAGATGCATGACCAAGAAAAGTATTTACAGGCAAGTAGTATTGTATCGGGGTACTTCGAAGCGATAACCGCTGGAGCGCAGCCCACCACAGTAAGTAGCGATCTTCTAGTTCCTACCGATTTTAGTGCGTGGTATGCTCAAGACGCTCAACATGGAGGATTGAATGTTCCTAAATCCATGGGAAATTATCTCATTAACTCCGAAGCAGCGGACAAGTCTTTAAATTACTACGAGCATTTTACTCTAGGAAGACCTGTACAAGAATTGTTTAATACCTACCTCTCTACTTACGGAGGTCACGGTACTGCTAATATGTATGATCTTTTGGGAGGGGCGAATATATTCAGCCACACCTACGGCCCTTTAATCTATAACTCAAATTTAGATACAGATGGATCTGCATTAGACGCGAGTGCTTTCTTATGTGCTAGTTCGCCTTCATATGAGGTAAACATTGCATACTACGGAGGCAGTGGAGTACTCAGCTTCTCAGGGATGAACTTAAAAGAAGGAGCTTACAATGTTGGAACTTCTGCCGCATCCGCCCCAGCCGACTTGCCGCTTACCCATCCTGAGTTTAGAAATAAGTATTTGTTAAGTTCTATAGAAATAACCGATACCTCTACTCCATACACTTTCTCTCAACACCCTACGTTCTCCCTCTTCAGGCTTTCACGGGATGCTCAAAGTCAGTACTCCTATGCAAAGTATTTAATTAACAATCAAATACTTAAGTACCATAGATCTACTCAAGTTGATTCATTCCCTAGACTGAGAATTAATATTGACAACTCCGACAGCACGGACCTGTCTCGAAACTTCCTAGAACCCAATCATGATTATGAAGTAACTGTTAGAGCGCACAACCTAGACGCTAGTAGCACGGAACTAGGGGGACTTTCATTAGGCTTATGGGTCCATACTCAACCTGAGCAAGATCAAGTGTGGTCGTATGTAAGTGACGGTATTTATGATGAGTGTAATGTTCGCCAAGATAAGTGGGAGCCGTTAAACGTCTCTGATGTAAGTGGACCCGCAGGTATCAATATAGCCACCAATAAAGCACAAAGCAGACCTTTTGCTGTGGGGAATTTGAATAGTGTTTTGGGAAGCGGCGAAGGAAACTCCGATCCTAATGCCCCTATTACAGAAAATCAGTATGATTATCGGTGCTGGGAGCCTGAGTTTATTGAAACTACTTTGGTAGGAAGCGATCCCCAAGCGATAACTAATGTAAATGAGAGAACAAGAAATGAGATAAAGTTTAAGTTTTCTACGAATAATAATAAAACTATTCACTTAAGCGAGAGGTACATTGCTGACATAGGAGATAAGCTCCATAGGACTGATCAAAAGTATACTCTAGAATTATTCACCGTGGCTGGGCACTTATCTAAGTTTGTGGTTATCGAAAACATAGAGATTAAAGATTTAACTAACTATAATAAGGCTGTAATCAAAACTAAATATGGTGATGCCCAGTTAGATCTCTCAGATCTACAAGCAGTCTTCCGATTCCTTAAAGGAATTAGTTCTGGTTTAGCCAGCCGAAACTCCACTATTACGGAAAGTACAATGGAGTTAAGCGGAGGAAGTAGATTAAACTATCGTTCCAACAGTAGCATGTATCCTACAGCGGTCGATAGTTCTTTCAAACAATTAACGGATGTTAAGATCTATGAGGGGTAAAGTAGAAGTATTTGCTATTGCAGCAGACGGTTCACAAGAACTGCTAGTTAGTGAAGATAACCTAGTAGTTAACGGTGCTGGGGAGAGTATCGTAGATATGTTGACGATGCCCTCTAGCGTATTGGGTTTTGCTCCACGGGTGATGGATACGTCTAATTGGAGGTTTGGGGCAATTTCTTTTGCTCCTCCTGCCGCAGCTTTTTCAGGGAATGCATATTTCTTTCCTAAAGATAAAGTGTACATGAAGGATGGTGATCTGTGTAATGGAGTAAGTGCGAATGTAGCCTCTCTCATTGATACAATCAGCACAGACCATAAGCTTAGAGTATTATGGGTAAGTTCTACCACTCCGGGGTTAGCCACATGGCACTCTTATACTCCCCCCTACAGACTACCTTCCTATCCTGATCCAGTGGATTATAAGTTAGCAGACGCAAGTACGGACTACTGTATTGTCAGCGGGGATGGAACACAAAGTTTCGGACAGTTTGAGAATAGAATTAATTTTGCACCTACAGATGGATCTAGCTATTTTCAGGGAGCATATCCTAGAAAAGCTGATAACAGTGAGGGAGATTTTCCTCCTCTATCTGGGATGCTTATTAGTTCTTATGAAGGTGTCTTTGCCGATAACGCTTCGGCCAATATGATTATCTATAACGAGGAGTATAGCGAATATAATGAACACAACAACATGGATTACCGTGGGTTCATTACTACAAAGTATAATGTTACTAACACCCAAGATCTTCTAGGCCACTGCTACGTTTCTGGACACAGTTCTAATACCCTGACTGGTCCAGCATCTCAAGCTGAACACCCTGTGGCTACTATAAGTACCCTTGTTTCTAAAGGAGATGTGTGGGCTTTGAATATGTATGGAGGAATCCATCAGATTGGATTATGGAACATGGACACCCTCAGAGCTTTAGATACCACCACAGGGCTAGGAACTTCGGGGGCTCCGTTAATGGTAGGGAATAACTTTATTGATCAAACTACAGGCATTACTCCTCAAGAGTATAAACTGTTTGCCAAGAAATCCTTTACTAATAATTTAGCTACCATTCAAGATGACGGAAATACAGCAGGATTTACTAACCACCTCGCATTAAAAATTTCATGGACAATGGATTTTAGAACTGGGGGAAATAGGGGACTAGCACATTGATTAAAGGTCATATTACAGTCTGTAAAGTTTATAGCGACGGCACAAAAGAAACTGTGTTGGATCGCGCTAATCTAATCACCGCAGGGTTAGGCTCTTCGTTTTTAGATATTCAACAGAATGGTGGTTCTCCTCACATTGAAGATTATACTCCAAGGTATTTTCAAGTGGGAACTAGTACGGTTGATTACGATAGTGGCCTTACTTTTGAAACCGCCTCTTCTACTTTCTATCAATTAAGTTCTCCTTTTAGTTGGGAGGACTATGGAGAGGATACAACACTAGATTTAGTAGAAAGATACAGAGGCTTTAACGCATCTACGGAAGACGCTGGTGTAACCTACGAAGAGATGTACTTGACCAGCGCACTCCTATCAGCGGTTACCTTTAGTGGCGAGGATCAGTATTTTGGAGAGGTGACAGCAGGTAAAGTAACTAAGTATTTTACGGATTCTTTTGAGTCCCAAATCGTTTTAGATGAGAATTCTGGAAATGGGAAGAGCATTACCGAGCTTGGGTTATTTGCTAAAAATCCTAAAGGATTTAATCAAGACTCTCCACTATTAATGGCATATAGAAGTTTTGCCGCAGTAGATAAGACAGCAGAGTTTTCTTTAGTAGTCAATTGGACCATAGGATTCTTAGGCTTAAATAACGCAGTCGATGATCACTACACAGGAGATTTTGAAAACGCCGTAACTGATCTACATCCTATTATAAGGTAGAAAATTATGAAAAATAACGATATATTAGATGTCTCAGGGCACTTAGAAATTTATAAAGTGTACTCTGATGGAGTAGAAGAGAAGGTATTTGATGATGCTAATACTATTACTTCTGGGATGGGAGTAGGTTTGGGTCTTCTGTACGCGGGATCGGGGGCTGCTGATATAACTAATTTTCAATTAAGATACTTCCAATTAGGGACAGAAGGGGCCAGTAAGATAAGTAATTATGGAGTCTCTGAGGTTAGCCTAGTCTCCGCGTTGGGGCAGGTGGCTGGGGATGCAGACTATCAGAGCGCATCAGATTCTAGCCTCCCTGTGGCCGCTC